GCGGTAACCAATACCGATGGCTCTGTAAACTCTCAGGTCAGCGCAAATGTTTCTGCTGGATTTAGTGTTGTTGAATTCAATCCAAATCTTGTAAGCCCCCAAAGCTGTACGGTTGGTCATGGATTATCACAAGCACCTGAATTGATAATTACGAAATCAAGAACCAACGCTATAAACTGGTGGACTTGGACAACGGTTATTGACGGTAGTTATGACTATCTTGCGCTAAATACAACGGCCGCAAAAACAAACGACACCACCACACCCTCTGCGCCAACATCGTCTGTATTCAGCATGAATTATGCGTTTACCAGCACAAGCACATCCATGATTGCCTACTGCTTCCACAGCGTTGAAGGCTTTATCAAGATAGGTACTTATAGTGGCACAGGCGCAGACCAAGCGATAACTGGTGTTGGATTCCAGCCTGCTGTTGTCATCGCCAAAAGAACAGACAGCACTTCAAACTGGGTTATATATGATGATGTTAGAACAACCGCTGGCGAAAGCCACCAGCTTTATCCAAATTTAAACAATGCTGAATCAATAAGTGCTGTAATTACAATGGAATCTGACGGCTTCTCAATGGATGGCAATGGTGTAGACTACAACGCTTCTGGTGGTACTTATTTATATATAGCAATCAAAGGGGTTGACTAATGTACGTAAAAACAAGCAATCAGCAGGTCGAAACATTTCCATATTCAATCGGCCTATTGAGAAAAGATAATCCAAACACTTCATTCCCAAAGAATCCTAGTGATTCTCTGTTGGCTGAGTGGGATGTTTATCCTGTTACTGCTGGTGATAAGCCTACATACGCTTCTAATGAAGTTGCAGAGCAAAACGCACAACCAATACTAACTAATGGTTCTTGGGTTTTGGGTTGGACTGTTCGCACTATGACTCAAGCAGAAGTAGATGCCGTAGCAGATGACGTTAGAGCAGAGCGCAACCAAAAGCTAAACGCATGTGACTGGACTCAACTGCCTGACTCACCGCTTGATGCTGCAACTAAAACAGCTTATGAGACATACCGCCAAGCACTACGTGACGTAACAAGTCAAGCTGGCTTCCCTACTGATGTTACTTGGCCTGTAGAACCATGATTACTCAAGCCCTTAAATCACGTACTGTACAGTTTGGTGTAGCGTTAGCGTGTCTATCAGTTCTTCAGGGCTTTGTAGGCTTCATTCCTGCAAGTCCTGTAGTACAAGCTATTATTGGTTGTGGTATTGCAAGTGCTATTGTTGTACTACGTTTTATGACTACTATGCCTGTAAGTGAGAAGTAGCAATGTCAGAGCAGTCTCAAGAAGCTAGACTTCAGCGAATAGAAAACAAATTAGATAAATTATCTGAAGCCTTTACAATCCTTGCGCGTGTTGAAGAAAAGATTATGTCTTCTAATACACGCATTGATCGTCTTGAGTTTAGAGCTGATGAACAAGAGCGTGACATGGATAAGATGAAGGGTGTCATAGGTTACAACCAGCAGACTGTCAAGTTAATTGAACGCTTTGCTTGGCTTGTTGTTTCAACTCTTGTTGGTACAGCGGCTTACTTTTTAAGGTAATACTATGTGGCAAACAATTCTAGCACCTATAGTTCAACTGCTCGGAGGCTACCTCAAGAATAAAGCTGAGGAAAAGCAGGCAGTACATGAGCGTAAGCTAGAAGTTATTAAGCACGAGAGCAACTGGGATAACATCCAAGCCACTAACTCAGGCACGTCTTGGAAAGATGAGTGGTTTACTTTGTTATTCTCTATGCCTCTTGTGATGGCATTCGTACCAGAGATGGTACACATTGTTAAAGAGGGCTTTCAAGTGCTAGAAGGTATGCCTGATTGGTACAAAGGATTCTTAGGTGCAGCTGTAGCGGCTAGTTTTGGAATAAGAACACTGAGTAAGTGGGGTAATAAATAATGCCACAGCGTCCTGTTATGGGTTTGTTTGCTGATTACTTAGACGCTGCTGAGTCAGGCGCACGTGTTACTGCTGATCCTGTTGATAAAGAATACACAGGTGACAACAGACCTATCTACATTAAAGAACGTACTGACATTGATGCAGACACTTACAATCAATTCTTGTCAGAGTTTGACGATGCTGTAGCACAAAGTACTCTTGATACTAAACAAGCTATGTTACGTCAAAGAATTGACCAAGAAGCTACTGGCACTAGGTACAACCAAAACTCTCAAGTACTTCAGAATCAAGCAGTAGCGTCAGAAAACTTTAAGAAAGCTGTATCAGGTATTGCTGAAAAGTATGGTGTACCTACTGAGTACACTACTAAAGGCGGTGAGCGTTGGGAACTTAACAACAACGGTAAGTATACTCGTGTTACCTCTGTTGGTGGCTTTCAAGACTACATACCTGCTCTGGTGAAAGGCGCTATAATGTCTGCAGTTACAGCAGGTCTTGGTGGTGCTTTGTCAGCTGGTACAGCGTTAAGCGCAACACAAGCAAACACAATAGCTTCTGTTCTTACTGCTGGTGCTCAGTCTGGTTTTGATCCGCAGACAATGTTGGCTGCCGCAGTAACTGCAGGGATGTCTCCTGACTTAGGTTATGAGTTTGTAAACCAAGCAGCTAAAACAGCCGCAGGAACTTTAGCAGGTGGTGGTAGTTTAGAAGACGCTTTAACAGCTGGTTTGACTGCTGGTGCTGTTTCTTGGGGTGTTGATACAGCTACTGATTTCTTTAAGGCCGATGACGCAGCAGATATTGTAATAAACCCTGAAACAGGCGCTCCTGTTGGTGCGTTAGGTGCAAGCACTGGCCCACAAGACACAGGAGCTTTTGATCCTACATTACTAAACCAGTCACAGCAAAACATTTCAGACTTGGCTGCTAACTGGACAGGTGATACAACAGCAGCAGTAGTAAATCCTTTTGGATTAGATATTGATGCAATGTCTTCTAATATTGTATCTCAGATAGCTCAAGGTGATTTACCTGAAGACCAGTTAGGAACAGAAGGTCAAACTGAAACTACAGACACAACTACCACAAACACAACACCTGCTGGAGGTGTGGAAGAGGTTGTGGTAACAGGGAAGTATGATCCTAACTATCACGGATATGCCCCAGCAGGTTTAACACAAAGAGGTTTTACTGTTAACCCTCTTAAAGGCAATAATGATGAGATTCTTCGTTACGTGTATGTTGCTACTGATGCAAACGGTAATGAAACATTAGTTGTCAGTCCTGATTACTTTGCTAAAGGTGGAGACAGTTATGGATTATCAGGTGAAGACTTAGCAAACTTTCTTGCTAACTATCAGTTAGGTAATGCAGCTTATTCTTCTTTTGGTGTAGATACTCCTTTTCCAGACGGTTTTAATCCTTTTGAGTTTAAATCTAATGCTACTCAAATAGATAACTTTGAAAGTTTTGACCCTTCTACTGATGAATCAGACATTACTAAGCCAGAGTACATTGAGACTCCTGACACACCTATTGATTTAACGCAGCCAGAAATTGACATTGAAATTGAGTTTGATCCACAAGCTCCTGAGTTTGAATTTGATTTAGAGTTTGAAGAACTTCCAGAAGAAATACAAGAACAGATAAAACAGGTATACGATACAACTTTTAAAGATTCGTTAGCTTCTGGAGGGTCTAAATCGGCACAGGAGGCGGCTGAGGCTGCCAAAGCGGCTGTCAATTCTTTTGTACAAAACTCTTCAGACTATAGTGATTTTGTTGAGTCTACTCAAGCAGCTCAAACTGAAGCTGCCAAAGATACAGAGACTGCTAAAGATACAGAGACTGCCAAAGATACAGAGACTGCTAAAGATACAGAGACTGCTAAAGATACAGAGACTGCTAAAGATGCAGAGACTGCTAAAGATGCAGAGACTGCTAAAGATGCAGAGACTGCTAAAGATGCAGAGACTGCTAAAGATACTGAAACAGAAAAAGACAAAGATGCTGAGAATGCTAAAGATGCTGAGAATGCTAAAGATGCTGAGAATGCTAAAGATACTGAAGCAGAGAAAGACAAAGATGCAGAGACTGCTAAAGATGCAGAGACTGACGAGAAAGAAAAAGCTTCTGAGCTAGAAACAAAAGAAGATGAAAAAGCTGAAAAAGACTTGTTTGAAGACACAACAAAAGAAGAAGCTGCAGCTCTTGCAGAAGTAGAACAAAAAGAAGCTGAAAAAACAACTAAAGAACAACAAGCTGAGAGAGAGCAAAAAGAAGCAGAAGCTACTGAAAAAGAAGCTGAGAAAGAAGATAAAGATATTCAAGCCGAAAGAGAACAAAAAGAAACTGAGAAAAAAGACAAAGAAGCTGAAGCTACTGAAAAAGAAGCTGAGAAAGAAGATAAAGACGCTAAAGCTGAAGCTAAAGAAAAAGATGCTGAGGCTAAAACTAAAGAAGCTGAAGCAGAAGCTGTTGAAAAAGAAGCTGAGAAAGAAGATAAAGACGCTAAAGCTGAAGCTAAAGAAAAAGATGCTGAGGCTAAGACTAAAGAAGCTGAGGCTGAAGCTACTGAAAAGGAAGCTGAGAAAGAAGACAAAGAAGTTAAAGCGGAACAAGATAAGAAAGACGCTGAGGCTGAGCAAGATAAAAAAGATAAAGAAAAACAAGAAGAAAACTTAGCTAAAGAAAAAGAAGAAGCTGCTGAAAAAGAAGCAGAGGATGCTCTAAAAGACGCTGAAGAAGAAAGGGCTAACAAAGAAGCTGAGGCTGCTAAAAAAGAAACTGAGGCTAAAGCTGAACAAGCTAAAAAAGATAAAGAAGAGCAAGATCAGAAAGACGCTAAAGCTGAGCAGGATAAGAAAGACTCTGAGGCTGAAGTAGAAACTAAAGAAGCTGAACAAGATAAAAAAGATAAAGAAGCTGAAGTAAAAACTAAAGAAGCTGAACAAGATAAGAAGGATGCTGAAGCTGAAGTAGAAACAAAAGAAGCTGAACAGGATAAAAAAGATAAAGAAGCTGAAGTAAAAACGAAAGAAGCTGAGCAGGATAAAAAAGATAAAGAAGCTGAAGTAGAAACAAAAGAAACTGAGCGAGAAACTAAAGAAGAAAAGGCTGACAAAGAAGAAGAAGTTTCTAAAGATGCTGAAGAAGATTTAGCTAAAGAAGAAACTCAGACCAAAGAAGAAACTCAGACTAAAGAAGAAGTTGAAACCAAAGAAGAAGTAGAAACTAAAGAAGAAGTAGAAACTAAAGAAGAAGTAGAAACTAAAGAAGAAGTAGAAACTAAAGAAGAAGTAGAAACTAAAGAAGAAGTAGAAACTAAAGAAGAAGTAGAAACTAAAGAAGAAACTGCAGCTAAAGAAGAAGCCATAGAAAAAGAAAACCAAGGTGAAGACAACAATAGTGAACCTTTAGGTGGAAAGGAAGGTGAGACTGAGTTAGAAATAGCTAATGATCCTTCTAAAGATGGTGAGACTCAAGATGAGATTGTCAACGGAAAAGATGGAGAAACTCAGGAAGAGCTAGACAACAACCCTTCAAAAGATGGTGAGACTGAGTTAGACATTGCACTGGATGCTTCTAAGGATGGTGAAACTGAAGTTGAGAAACTTAGTAAAGACGGTGAGACTGAAGTTGAAATAGCTAACGATCCTTCTAAAGACGGAGAGACTCAGGATGAGCTTGTCAACGGAAAGGACGGAGAAAAGCAACTCTCTCAACAAGAAATAGATTCTAAAGACGGAGAGACTGAGCTAACTCAACAAGAGATAGATTCTAAAGACGGTGAAACTGCTGCTGCTTTAGTAGGTAATAAAGATGGAGAACTTGAGCTATCTCAACAAGAGATAGATTCTAAAGATGGAGAACTTGAGCTAACTCAACAAGAGATAGATTCTAAAGATGGAGAGACTCAGGAAGATATAACTAATAACCCTTCTAAGGATGGAGAAGAGCAACTCTCTCAACAAGAGTTGGACTCTAAAGATGGTGAAGTAGAAACTACGTTGCCTGACGGTACAAGTAAAGATGGTGAAGTAGAAACTACGTTGCCTGACGGTACAAGTAAAGATGGTGAAGTAGAAACTACGTTGCCTGACGGTACAAGTAAAGATGGTACAGGCACTGGTACAGGAACGGGTACAGGCACTGGAAGCGGAAGAGGTATGTTATCTGTAGGCGGGGGTGGTAGAACTATTTCTCCACAGTCATTCATGGCTTCAATATCATACGCTCCAGAGTTGCTAACACCTTATATGCCACAGAACTCACAAGACTACTTAGGCGAATTACTAGCGAGATTGCAGAAATGACATATTTACAATTAGTCAACAAAGTATTAACAAGGTTGCGGGAAGATACTGTCAGCACTGTTAGTCAGAACTCTTACTCAGCTTTAGTAGGTGAGTTTGTGAATGACGCTAAGCAGTTTATTGAGGACTCTTGGGACTGGTCAGCACTACGCACTACCTTGACTGTTACAACTACAGCTGACATTTTTAACTATGTCTTAACAGGTAGTCAGAACCGTATAGAGCTGCTTGATGTTGTCAACGACACCTCTAATGGTTTTATGGAGTATCGTACTCAGCATTGGTTTAATAACACGTTCCTTAACAACGAGCCTGTCAAAGGGTCTCCTACGTACTACACCTTCAATGGTGTTGACTCTAACGGTGACACTGCTGTTGACATTTATCCAATCCCTAACGGTGTCTACAGCCTACGGTTTAACTCTATACTCCGCACAGGAACACTAGAGTCTGACACAGATCAAGTAACAATACCAACTCTACCTATCATTATGTTAGCTACAGCGTTTGCTGCTAGAGAGCGTGGTGAGACTGGTGGAACTGCAGCAGCTGAGTTGTTCTCTATTGCTGATAAAGCACTGGCAGACGCTATTGCACTTGATACGTCTAAACATCCTGAAGAGCTTATTTATAGGGCTGTATAATGGCGCAAGAATTACAGAACATTGCTATAAGAGCACCAGCCTTTAAGGGGCTGAATACACAAGACAGTCCTATTGATGGCGATCCTTCATTTGCTTCTACTGCGGACAACTGTGTTATTGACAAGTATGGTCGTATTGGTGCTCGTAAGGGCTTTGATGTTCTCACAACATCTGTTACTGCTTTAGGTGGTGAAGAGATTAGGTCTTTAGGTTTCTTTGAAGATAATGATGGAAACACTGAGGTCTTCTCTGCTGGTAACAATAAGATCTTTAAAGGAACTACTACACTTACTGACATTACTCCAGCGTCTTATACCATCACTGGTAACGATTGGAAGATGGTAGCGTTTAACAACCAGATGTACTTTGTGCAGGGCGGTCATGAACCTTTGGTGTACGATGCTGCTAATGGTCTTGTTAAAGTAACAGCTCATCCAGCTTCTGTAGGCACGCCCCCTAACGCTAAAGAAGTCACAGCAGCCTATGGTAGGTTGTGGTCGTGTGGTTGTGGTCTTAACTTACAGATGGTGTTCTGGTCAGATCTATTGATTGGTACAGCTTGGTCAGGTGGTACTAGTGGTTCTATCAACCTAGCTAAAGTATGGCCTGATGGTTACGATGAAGTACAAGCTATTGCAGCACACAACGGATACTTGATTATCTTTGGTAGACACTCTTTAGTAGTCTACCAAGGTGCTGAGTCTCCTGCAAATATGGTGCTTGTAGATACAGTAGCGAACATTGGTTGTATTGATCGTGACAGTGTAATCTCAACAGGTAATGACTTACTGTTCTTATCTCACGTTGGTGTGCAGTCGTTTAGTCGTGTTATTCAAGAAAAGTCAATGCCAGTAAGAGAGATCAGTAGAAACATTAGAGATGACTTTATGTCACTAGTGAATCAAGAGACTACTGGACTACGCGCTGTGTACTCTCCTGAAAATGCTTTCTACTTACTGTACTTACCTGCAGCAAACATTGCTTACTGTTTTGATACTAGAGGTGCGTTAGATGATGGTAGCCTACGTGTTACTCGTTGGACTGCTTCACCTTTCAAGTGCTTTGTAAGATCTTCTGATGGCACTCTTTATGTTGGCTCAGACTCAGGCATTGGTAAATATAATGGTTACCAAGATAACGGACAAGCTTATAACCTACGTTACTACAGCAACCCACTAACCTTTGGTGATCCTAGCAGACTTAAGTTCCTTAAAAGAATTATACCTACATTCTTAACAGGCTCATCAACTCCAGCGTTTGTTAAGTGGGACTATGATTATGCAGAGTCTTACGCTACAGGTACTGTTGAGATAACTGGTTTTGATCCTTACGAATACGGTACAGCAGAGTATGGTATAGCAGAATACACAGCCTCTAGCATCACAATTATAAAGAAGCCCATAAACACTACAGGAAGCGGCACTGTTGTCACTATTGGTGTTGAGGTTGAAGTAGATATAGAACCATTCTCCATACAGGAGTTTAACGTACAAGCACTACTTGGGAAAATGATATGAGCAATTATACTAAACTTGTTGACTACGCGG